TAATTAGTTTCATTACTTAACCGCCTTGCTTAGAGCTGCGATCATTACCAATACGCTAACGCTTAGGGCGCTAATTAATAGCACACCAATTATATTAAGTAAGGTAATGGTAATCGTTCCGGTACCGATTAAAACATAAAGATACACCGGCAACAATACGGCGGTGATTAAGCTAATTACTATCATTTATTTATCCTATCTATAAGGAGCTGCCTATCAGCTCACTAGTAGGAGAATAGCGTGCTCTACCGTATGCGGTCAAGTCTTTACCGGTTATTTATTGCCCGGCGTGGCGTTAATTACGGCGGCAGCTATTAGAGCGCCGGCGGCGGCTTGATGATACCTATCCCCGGCAAGGCCGGCAGCTAACCTTGCCCGGTTTAATTCCCCCGGGTAGCTTAGAGCGTAAGATATTGACCAATAAACTAGCCGGCTAATAGAGCCGGGCGATAGGTGAGCGGTTAGCGGGTAGGTGTTAACGTTCATAAGATTAGCTCCTTAATTGGTTAGGCGTTCACCTAATACCCTCCTCCTTGCCGTTTAAATTGTAAGAGCTGCCCGGATCTAGGCCGGGTTATTGTTTAAGAATATCCGCCGGTTAAGCAGCGTGCCACCTAATCCGGCCTAATACCCGGCAACAAGGGGCAAACCCTAAGCAGACAAGCCAGACAATCCGGACAATCGCGACAAAACCGACCCCCCTATGCTTAATCCGAAATGTGAACGGGGTATATACCCACAATAAAAATATTTGCTAAAGTGAAGCTGGTTGGATATAGCCCGATATGTCCGTTTTGCCCTACTTTGTAAGTGAGGTGTATCACATTTATAAAGATTTATTACCAGAAAACGGGAAATGGAGTTAATTTCCCGCCTTATATATAGTAGGGGAGTAAAACGGAGAGTGCTAAGTTTTACGACCACATCGCTTCGGTAAACCTTCGCGATGCCCCCTAAGGGCGAGTGAAGGTTTTACCCCTCAGTCGCTGTAGCTCCTTCGGGAGTTACCAGACAACATACGCAAGCGGCAGGTGTAGTGTAATATTATCTCCAGTATAATATTCTGGGCCTAGTAAAATTAAAAGAATTTACTCTCGGCGCTTATCCACAGGTTTATCCACAAGGAGATTAATGGCTGAGAACTCAGCAGATATTGGCAAGCGGATTATTCTAACTTCCGTAGCAGAAGGTATGACGATAGAGCAAGCCTGTGCCTCCGCCGGTAAATCCATTAAGACTTATGAGTACTACCGCAGGACAGACAAGATATTCTCAGACAAGGTAGATAGAACCCGCCTAGGTCTAAGGGATAAGAACTTCGCATTAGGTGATGTAAATGAGATTACCTTCGCCCAGTTCAGGGATCGCTTCTTACATAATAAGACCTTCCCCCATCAACAAAATTTAGTAGATATGATTGAGGTTGGGCAACCTTCTTGGTTGCACCCCTCTATGAAGTATGAAAAAGGATTAGCTAATAACCGCATACTTCTAAACATTCCACCCAACCACGCCAAGTCAATGACTATTACAATTGACTACGTCACTTGGCAGGTTTGTAAGAACCCTAACTTTAGAGTCTTAATAGTTTCCCAGACTCAAAGATTAGCAGCAGACTTTTTATACGCTATAAAGCAAAGACTTACCCATCCTCAGTATGAGGCCCTCCAGTCAGCTTACGCTGCCGGTATCGGCTTTAAATCTAAGTCGGCCTCCTGGCAAGCAACTCGCGTTACCTTCGGTGATGAATTGCGTGAATCTGGCGAGAAGGATCCAAATATAGAAGCAGTTGGTATTGGCGGTCAGATCTACGGTAAACGAGCAGATATGATTATAGTAGACGATGCTGTAACTCTATCCAATGCTAATGACTTTGAACGACAGATCAAGTGGTTAACCCAAGATGTTAGATCTCGTCTTAACCCCACAGGTAAACTTATCATCATAGGTACCCGTGTGGCATCAGTTGATTTATATAAAGAACTACGCAACAACGATAGATATCCTGGCGGCCTAGTACCTTGGTCCTACCTAGCAATGCCAGCTCTACTTACAGTAGATGATGATCCCGATAAGTGGGAAACCTTATGGCCCGCATCAGATCAACCCTTTGATGGTCAGAAGGAAGAAGAGAAGGATCCAGTAACTAATCTTTATCCTAGATGGAATGGGCGTAACCTATATAACGAACGCCAATCTATGGATGCTTCCACCTGGGCTTTGATTTACCAGCAACAAGATATATCAGATGATGCGGCCTTTGACCCCGTCTGTGTTCGTGGATCTATTGATGGTATGCGTAAGTCAGGCAGACTAACCGCAGGTCATCCTGGACACCCAAGAGATTTAAATGGCTTTACCTTTATCTGTGGTCTTGACCCAGCTATGGTAGGTGATACAGCAGCTATCTGTTATGCAATAGATAGAGCTAGTAACAAACGCTATATCGTAGATGCTATTAAGATTACGCGGCCTAGCCCTGCTGCTATTAGAAATTTAATATTTGACTGGACATCCTTGTATGGTCCTAGTGAGTGGATAGTAGAGAAGAACGCATTTCAATCTTTCTTAACACAAGATGAAGGTATCAAGATGCACTTAGCATCTAAAGGTGTGCAGTTTAAAGAACACCATACCGGTAATAATAAATGGGATGCAGGTTTCGGTGTTGCATCTATGGCTACCTTATTTGGTACTAAGCAATTTGATGGTAAGCACCATAGGGATAACCTAATACATTTACCTTCAGATCAAACTGAAAACATTAAGGCTCTAATAGAGCAGTTAATTACTTGGTCTCCTACGACTAAGGGTAAGACAGATATGGTAATGGCTCTTTGGTTCTGTGAGATCAGAGCAAGAGAGATGCTTAACTATGGTAAGTACCAGACACACCATCTTAAAAATCCATTCCTATCAAAGTATGAACAGGGCAAAAGAACAGTCGTTAATCTAGACGAACTCTTTGCTGAGAAAGAACGTACATTCATCTAAGGAGTTATAGTGGCACAAAAGAAAAAATCTAAGCCTTCTCTAAAAGAAGGTTTAAAAGAAGATTTAGGACTTTGGACTAAAGGTGCTAAAGCTGGTATAGGTGCTGCCATCACATTTGTTCCTACTGGTCGTGGTATCAAAACTGTTGCTAAAATAGCCTCTGCATCTAAAGCAAAGAAAATATCTTCTGGTGGAGAAATCATTAAGAAAAGAACTTTTACTCAAGGTGATAGAGCAAGAATTACAGCTACACCTCCTAAAAAAACTGGCGTTGGTAATAACTCTCCAGTTAAAGGTACTAAGGTAGAAGTAAGTTACAAAACTAAAAAAATAAATCCAGAACAGTTAGCTCAATTTACAACTGGAAATGTTGTTCGCAAAACTGGTGGACAAACCGCAGCTTACTTAAAAGGTGGTGCTGCTATGTATAGTGTTTCAAAATTAAAAAAATCCTTAGATGAAGAAACAAAGAAAAAGAAAAAAGGTAAATAATTGTTATCTACTAAAGAGGTAGTCTCAAAGGTAAATCGTTTAAAAACGAGATACTCAGCTAGAGACCAGCGTATGCGCGATGTTCTTTCTGTGCGTCAAGGTGATATATCAAAAGTATATCCAGCAATGTTCTCAGAGGAATATCCAAAGCCTTTAGTTGCAAACTTTGTAGATGTAGCAGCCCGTGACCTAGCAGAGGTAATGGCACCACTGCCATCCTTTAACTGTGCAGCAACTAATATGGTATCTGATACCCAACGCCGTGCTGCTGATACTAGAACTCGTATTGCAAATTATTACGTCTCATCATCTGAACTACAGATCCAGATGTATACCGGTGCTGATTACTTTAATACCTATGGCCTATTGCCAGCAATGATTGAAATGGATTATGAGACAAACAATCCTCGTATCCGTTTACTAAATCCTTTTGGTGTATACCCTGAGGTAGATAGATTTGGTCGTTGTTTATCTATATCACAGATTATTGCATCCGATGCTGAAACTATTGCAACACAATATCCTGAGTTCTATGAACAAATAATTGGCAAGAATAAATATTCCTATACTTCCCCTTATCTATCTATTGTTAGATACCACGATAAAGATCAAGATTTAATTTTTATACCAGAACGTGATGACTTAGTTTTATCTAATACACCTAACCCAGTCGGTAAGTGTTTGGCAAGAGTTGCACTTCGTTCATCTTTAGATGGTGAAGCTCGTGGACAATTTGATGATGTTCTATCTGTTCAGTTAGCCCGTGCTCGTTTTGCAGTATTGCAGATCCAAGCAGCAGAGAAATCTATTCAAGCACCTATTGCTATTCCACAAGATGTTCAGGAGTTAGCACTAGGACCAGATGCAATTATGCGTTCTGCTAATCCACAAGGTATCCGCAGAGTTCCACTAGAACTACCAGCAGGAGTATTTACAGAGTCTGGGGTCCTTGAGCGTGAGTTAAGATTAGGTTCTCGTTATCCAGAATCTCGTTCAGGTAATATTGATGCCTCTGTTGTTACAGGTCGTGGAGTTCAAGCACTACAAGCTGGCTTTGATACACAAGTTAAAGCAGCACAAGCGCAGTTTGCTAGATTATTCCAAGAGTTAACATCACTTTGTTTTGAAGTAGATGAGGTTGTCTTTGGTAATATGACAAAGACTATTAAGGGAACCGATGACGGTACACCTTATACAATGAAGTACACACCATCTCGCGATATTAAAGGTGAGTATGGCGTAGATGTACGTTACGGCATTATGTCCGGTATGGATCCTAACCGTGCCATCATTGCATTACTACAAATGCGTAGCGATAAGTTAGTATCAAGAGATTATGTCCGCCGAGAAATACCAATGGAGTTAAATGTTACGCAAGAAGAACAAAGAGTTGACATTGAAGAAATGCGTGATTCTCTTAGGGTTGCTGTTGCTCAGTATGCACAAGCTATTCCCGCACTTGCTGCCCAAGGTCAAGACCCATCTCAAATCATTACGAGAATTGCCGAAGTAATACAAGGCAGACAAAAGGGTTTCCAGTTAGAAACTATTATAGAAAAAGCATTTGCACCAGAACCACAACCGGTAGCACCAACAGCACCGGCACTTCCAGAACAATCTAGTATTCCAGCAGTAGGAACGGCCCCCGTTCCTGCCTCGCAGCCAACTGAACAACAACAAAGCGGAGAGGCCCCTGCTGCTGGACCTAGACCTGACATCGCACAACTACTCGCCTCTATTGGCGGAGCAGCATAACAAGGGAGGTGAATAAATGAATAAGGGATCAAGAGCAGCAGCACCAGTGGCAAAGCCTGTAGAAGGTAAGAAGGATACATCAAAGCCAGCAGGTGGAAAAGTGTTTTTTGGTATGACACCACCAGGTCGCAAAGGAACAAAAGCGTAATTATTTTAATGACAGGAGTACTGGGTGAATAACGATAACAATCTTAATCGCCCAGTACGAATGTCTGACTATCTAGTAATAGTATCAGGATTCTTTTTAAATTTAACATCAGTAATAGAAGCACTTGCAGATGATCTGCACCAATTAGCTATCTATCATTCAACTCAGAAGAGCCAAGAAGAAAAAGTTTGGCAACAATTTTCGCAAGACTTAGAAACTTTAAAGGAGGAATAATGGCAAGAGGTCCATTAGCTGGCGCATCAGGCCCAGGTAAATTCTCCAAGAGAACAGATATGAGTTTAGGTTCAACATCATACGGAGAAGGCGGCGAGACTGCCGCACTTAATACAGCAGCAATGAAATCAAAGACTCGTGGTATTGCAGATGATGTAGGTGGAAGACCATCTAATCCAGTAGCACAAGCACCAGTAACTCCACTATTTGCTCCATCAGAGCGCCCAGATGAACCAGTTACTAATGGTATTGATATGGGTGATGGTGCAGGATCAGAAGCACTTGCTATGCGCCAACCAGATGACACAAATTTTAGAGCAGCAATTTCATCTTATATGCCAGTACTTGCTTACATTTCAGATCTACCTAATACATCACCAGAAACTCGCAAAGCTATTAGACAATTAAAGGATCAGTTGTGAGTGTATGGAACAGAATCGGTGATATAGCATCTAATGCTGCAAAGGGTACATTTAATTTTGCAGGAGATGTAGTAGATTCAGTAGGTGGAGTAGCAAAATTTGCTTGGGATGTAGGTACTGCTCCTTGGAATGATGCTGAAGAGTATAATGGATTTGTTCAACCATTTAAAACTGCTGCTGCTAAAGAGGGCGAAAATATAGTTAAACCATTGGCAACTGCTGGTGGTGCTATTATGAAAGTTCCTGGTTTAGCTCCAGCACTTGAAGGTTTATATAAAGTAAATCAAGAAGCAATTAGAGAACCATTCTCTACATACTTTTTAATGCAAGGTCAAGTATCAGGTGGTAAAGCAAGTTTTTTTAATCCTGATGATTGGAAGAGAGCCTACAAAGGCGCACAAGAAATAGACTTTGGTAAGGCACTTTTTTCTGGTACTGTTGCAGCAAGCAGATTATCTTATGATCCACAATTTAATATTTATGATCCAAGAGAAAGAGAAGCCGCATATAAAAGCGGTATGTTTAGTGCTTTAGAAAAAGCGGGAAACATTGGTATTCAATTATTTGGTGATCTTTCATTTGGTGCTGCTAAAGGTGTTAAGGTATTAAAAGAAAGCACACTTGGTACTGGTAAATTAAAGAACGCAGATCTAGTGGCTAAAGCCGCAGAAGATATTACCAAGGCTCAATACGGTGTAGATAATCGTTTTACTAAAGTGCTAAAAGACTTTACAGATAACAGTTCAACCTATGCTCTATCTCATCCTATGGTTAAATCTTCGTCTAACCCAGGACTACTTGCTCACCTATTAGGTGATTCAATAGACATAGATGAGACCGCACTTATTCTTCGTTCAGCACTTGGCGATCCTAAAGCTATGGATGATCTACGAGTACAAAGAACGTATATAACTGATGCTCTAGAAGCAGAGCGTGGTAAGTTATCAGCAGTAGATGAGTTTAAACTATTCTCAGCTCCTGATGGTTCAGGTATGCTTCCATTTTTAAATGATAACAAAGCGGTAGTAGATGAAGCATTAGCTAACTACAGATCTTTAGCAGCAAATGATAAATATTTTGCTGATCTAATGGAGGTTGGTAAAGCTGGCGGTTCATTAACTCGCACTACTGGTAAGATACTACAGGGTGTAGAAGATTTTGTTGCTAAATCTAGATCACTTAAATTTTATGATCAAACAGTAGGGGCTTCTAAGGTTGAGATATTTCAGCCTACTCCGTTTCACCGTTTATATCAGAAGGTATCTTGGGCAGCAGGAGAGCGCCCAGCAGGATTGGTAGATTTTAACGACCCAGATTCTTACAGAGAAGTTATTGCTAACGTTTCCAGATTAGAAAAAAGACTTAATCTAACACCAGATGAGAGCAAAGCTTTAGTAGATCCATATCTAGCAGCATCTACACCGGAAGCAAGAAATCTAGCAACTTTAAATCTTGAAGGTGCTGGCATAAGAGCACTTGCTAAAAAACATAATGTTGATGAAGAAATAGCTATGGATATTTACAATAACTATAAAGGTGCTAGAACTTCAGCTTTAAAATCTATTAAAGATAAAGGCTTTATGGTAGATACCGATAATTCTATTATCAAAGTTCCACAGTTAGAATCACAAACTGCCAACTTCTTACCTATAATGGATTTTGATCTAATGGATGATTTGTTAAAGCGTAATGCAAAGCAAATTAACCTACTTGGTAATACCAAAAATGCGGTATTTAACTCATTAGACTTTGTCCAAGATATGTTTAAGGCAGCAGTTCTGCTACGTCTAGGTTATACCATTCGTAACACCGTAGATTCTTCTTTGCGTATTGCTAGTTCTATAGGAGCATATGCTCAACTGCGCCATTTAGGTCCTGGTCTTAAGAATGTTTTGAATGATACAGTAGGAACACCTGCTCGTTTAGTTGATAAATATAGAGCAGTAGATGCTGGTCTAACTTTTAGACAAGTTCAAAAATTAAACACTAAAGTTATAAATGAACTAAATGAATTAAAGGCTGGCATATCAGCACTAGAGGCTAAGGTATCTTTAAACCCAGATGATATAGATCTTGCTGGTGAACTTAATACCTTTAAACTTTTACAAGAAGAAAAACAGGCTATATACCAGCACTACTCAACTGTACTTAATAAATCTAAGAACGTAAAACCAGATAAAACTATTGGTACTGGATCATATAATGTAACTACATCTGATGGTCAAAAATACATTCTTGATGATGCTTTTGGTGGACCATTAGGTGATATGTTTAAGCGTATTGCATCTTCTGGTAATTCTTTTGAGCGTATGGTTGATAGCAACACAGATCTATACAAAACAAAACTATCATCTAAAGGTATTGGCGCAGTAAAACCTACCGATCCTGGGTACTTTGACCAATGGGCGCAGACACTACGCACACAGTTTGGTAACTCAGTAGTAGTAAAGAAAATTATTAAGGGTGAATCTCTTGAAGATATTGCTCGTTGGGTAAAATCATCTCCAGATGGTCGCGATTTACGCCGTAGACTGGCTATTTCTTCAGATGATTCAACTGAGTATGTTAATAAGGTTAATGGATTCTTAGATCAATACCTTCCAGTATCATCTAACCTGCGTAATAAACTATCTGACATTACTGCTAATGATTTAAGAACAACATTTAAAGATCCTACAGTCCTGCCTATTATTCACGGTCACGTTCTTACAGAAAATATATTTAATGCTTCAGACATCTCAGTTAAAAAAGGAATAAACTCTTTATTTAAATTACTAGCAACTATGCCTGAAGATGCTTTTGCTAGAAATCCAGTTTATATTCACCTATATCGTCAAGAAGCTAAGCGTAGAGTAGAAATAGTAGCTGATCTTAGAGGCGAAATAATTAGTAAGGCTGATCAAGAAGCTATTATGATGCAAGCACATAAGTTTGCCTTACGCGAAATGAAGGGTATCCTTTTTAATATTGAGCGTAAGACTAATCTTGCTACCGCTATGAAATATATAAGCCCATTCTTTTCAGCACAAGAAAATGCTTACAAGACTTGGATGAAGTTAGCAGTAGCAGATCCATCTATTGTTAATAAAGGTTATCTTGTATGGCAATCTCCTAATAGGGCTGGACTTGTAACCGATGAAGATGGTAATCAGGTTCCAGTTGGACAGACAAAAGGTAATGACACTATTTGGCTTGATGTACCTAAGGGTCTTAGAGGTATACCGGGCTTAGAATCATTAACTACACTTGGTATTCCAAAAGGATCTTTGGATATTATATTTCAGGGTGGATTAGATGTTCTTTATAATACTGGTAATCCAAATGTTATATCTGATATCTTCCCAGTAGGTCCATATGTTGGAGTTACTGTAGGTGAACTAACTAAAAATCAGCCAGATATACGAGAGTCCTTAAAGGGAATGTTTCCTTATGGATATCCAAAGGATGCAATATCAGCATTTCTACCACCTTGGCTTCAGAGAGAGTTAACTCGTAAGGATCAATTAAAGGATCCACAGTTTGCTAGAACCTACCAATTAATTTGGAAAACAGAACAACAGAACGCAAAGCGTGATGGTAAACCACCAGTTAATCCAGCAAAAATTATGGATATGACTAAGGATTACTGGAGGATGCGTACTTTTGCAAACTTAATTATGCCTTTTGCTCCACGTTTTGATAGTCCATATAAGTTCTACTTAGATAAATCAAAAGAGTATAAAAGAATTTACGGTGTTGATGCCGATGCCAAGTTCCTTAATGACTATCCTGAGTACTTTGACTTTTCTGCCAGCTTATCTAAGAACCCTACTGGAGTTCAGTCTTCAGTTCAGGCTACAGAGAATATTAAAAAGTATGGTGGTCTAGTATCTGAGTTGAGTAAGATTGATCCAAAACTTATTGGATTAGTAGTTAACAATCCTAGTGGCTATGATTTCTCTCAATCAGCCTATAGTTACTTATATAATAAGAAAGTTTCACCTGACTCACCTGATACATTTTTATCATCACAGAGTCCAGCAGAATCTCAGAAAAAGAATGATGCTGAAAAAGGTTGGATTAAATATAATGAGATGTCCGATGCAGTTGATGAGGAATTACAAAAGCGAGGATTATCGTCAGTACAAGAAACTGGTGCTGAAGATTTAAAGTATATTAAAGAACAAGTTATCCTTAAATTAGCAGTTCAAACAGATGCTGATGGTAAACCTTTATTTGATAAAAGTGCTGGTCAATATGTTCAAACAGCTTGGTATGACGATTACCTAGATTCAGATGGTTCTAAAACAAATAAAGTTATTATTGGTCTTGGAACTATTTTAAAAGATCCAGATTTCATAAAAGATAATCGTAATAATACAACTTGGAAATCAATATCTACTTATCTCAACCTTAGAAATGAAATAGCAAACGAACTGTCCAAACGAGATGTAAAATCTATAGATGCAAAAGCAAATAAGGATATGAGATACATATATGACCAAGTAGTAAATAAATTAAAATCAGATGATAAACTTGGATTCTCTTATGTATACGATAGATTTTTATCACAAGATCTTGTATACGATAAATACTTAACACCAAAGGGAGTTAAATAATGGTTTTTAAATATGGCTCTGGTAATCCCGCAGTTGGTCTACCTACATCAAGTGGCGCAAAATCCATTGCTGATAAATTTGGTGTAACTGGAGTACCTGATGTAAATAGTGACGAGACTAAAGTAAAAAAATCTGGTACTTATACTAGAACTTATGATTCATCAACTATCCCAGATGATACCGCTTTAGTAGATAAGATTAACAAAATATTTAAACAGTATTATGGTAGAGATGCTAATCAATCTGAACTAGCAATTTGGCTTCCACAATTAAAGAATCAATATAAAGCACCTAGTGGTAAATCTAAAACCACCATTAAAGAAACCTATAAAAATGGTCAACTTGTAGATACTCAATACTTAACAGCCGATAATGCTGATCCTGCGGTGTGGCTTGATACTAATATTAAGGGTCAACTTGTTTCTGGTAAACAAGCTATTGGTAAAGGTAATGTTCCAGAGGGACCTTCAGGTAAATTTTTTACTGAGTTCAAAAACTTTGCTGCTAAGAATGGCATTATGCTTTCAGATTCAGCCGCAACTGATTATGCTAATAAAGCAGTAGCTGGTGTGGTAGATGCCGATACTGTTTACTCTACTTTGAGAGAAAGTGCAGCAAGTGCTTTTCCTCAACTAGCAGATAAGATTAAATCTGGTATTGATCTAAAGACATTAGCAGATCCTTATATCCAGTCTATGAGCAATCTACTTGAGATACCTTACACTGCTATTGATTTATTTGATCCTAAAATTAGAAGCGCTCTTTCTTTTACTCAAGCAGATGGCAAAGTTGGAACTAAATCAATTTATGATTTTGAAAAAGAACTTCGCCAAGATGTTCGTTGGCAATATACAAACAATGCTAAAAAAGAAGTTGCAGATACAACACTTAGAGTCCTTCAGGACTTTGGATTTCAGGGGTAAATGATGGCTGAGAAGAAAATTACCAATGCAGGTCAGATTGCTGCTGCACAGGCTGCAAATGTGGCTGCTAGTCAGCGTTTAAATACTCTTCAAGCAGAAGCAGCAAAACAACAATCTATTGTTGCACCTACTGCACAGAAGGCAATTCCTGGTATTAGTGCTTTAACATCTGGAATTAATGCAAAAATTGCTGAACTTTCTGGAACTGCAAAAACTGGTTCTTATAATCCAATAACAGGTGGATATACACCTGTTCAATCATCACAACAATTAGTTCAACAATCTAAAAATATACTTGGAGCAATAAGCCCAACTGAAATTTCAACTGCTCAAAAAGCTGCTCTTGATTATCAAAAAGCCTTAGAAGAAGCAGGTAAAGTTACTTTTACAAATGTACCTAGTGCAACATATGATGATAGTAGCACTACCGATGATGCTGAAGCAAGAAAAAGAGCAGGTCAATCTGCTTATGATATTTTATTAGCAGAGTTTAGTCAATACGGATTAGCTTCTTTAGTAGAACCATTAAAGAGTCTTATTCAATCAGGTCCATCATCTGCTGAATTAACCTTAGCATTACGAGCAACAGATGCTTATCAGAAAAGATTTGCTGCTAATAAGTCTCGTGTATCTGCTGGACTTAGCGCTTTAAATGAAGCTGAGTATATAAGATTAGAAGATCAATACCAGAATGTAATGCGTAACTATGGATTACCTGCATCTTATTATGCTAAAGATACTACTGGTAGACAAGAAGGATTTGAGAAGTTAATTGGTTTTGATGTATCTGCTACCGAATTAGAGGACAGAGTCCTTACTGCACAGAGTAGAGTTATTAACGCAGCACCAGAGGTAACTACCGCATTAAAGCAATTCTATCCTGATATTACTAATGGTGATATTCTTGCTTATACTCTTGATCCTACTAAAGGACTTTCTGAAATTAAACGTAAGGTAACTGCTGCTGAAATAGGTGGCGCAGCCCTTGGTTCTAAACTAGGCACATCTGCCGTTAGAGCAGAAGAACTTGCCCGTTATGGTGTAACTGCTGAATCTGCACAAAAAGGTTATAGTGCTATCGGTGGCGGCCTTGAACGAGGTAGACAATTATCATCTATCTACCAAGAACCAGCTTATACACAAGCAATAGCTGAAGAAGAAATATTTAGTTTACCAGGACAAACCCAAGCAGGAGAAAAGCGTAAAAAAATTATTGGGTTAGAGAAAGCCACCTTTGGTGGACAAACTGGAGTTACAAGCGGAGCACTGAGCCAAAATAGAGCTGGCTCTTACTAACTAGGCCTACCATCAGAAACACCGGTCTGATGGAGAGACACCAAAACCGGTAGTAGAAGCCATACAGAGATCCCCAAACTGTATGAGGTCTACGACAACTACAACGAATGGGAGATGGACTATGTCCAATAATGACTACGAGGATGATGACGATACCGACACAAGTGTTGAATCGTTAAGCAATGATCTCGTTAAACAACTACGCAAGGCTAATAAAGCAAAAGATAAAGAGTTGGCAGATCTTAAAGCTAACTTTGAATCTTTAAATAAAGCGCAAAGAGAACGAGTGATTAAAGAAGCCCTCGCAAGTCGCGGGGTAAATCAGAAGATTTCTTCTTTTATTCCGCAGGATATAGACCCAACTGAGGAG